GAATACTTAACAACAGTAGAAAACAAAATAAATATAACCTTTGACATGTACTTATCTCAAGAGGTAAAAGAAAATGGTATAACTGATGCACATAGGATACTACGTGAAACAACTGATAAAATTATTAAAAAGTTCGGAGAAGAATGGAATCAAGGGACAACAATTGAGGGACATCGTATTTGGTGGAATATAGGTATTGCTGGAAGTGGATATGATTCAGAAGAAAAGAGATTATTTTATCAACTAACTTTAAATACAAAATTAACTTTTGATGTTAATAATTAAAAACAAAAAAATATATGAAAATTATTGGAAGACAAATAGAGTTTGGTGTTGGTCTTGAAGAAGTACGTGGTACTCCTGAGACAGTAGCCGAAAAATGGGTTAAAAAGATTACAGCTACAATATTAGAGAAATCAGAAAAAAAATCAGATGAAAGTACTAGAAATGTTTTATCTGACAGTTTAGGAACTAGAATAATTAAAAAATGGATTGAAGGTGATTTAGAAGGTAATCTACATGTAGATGCTTTCGGTTATTATTTACTGAATATTTTTGGAACAGTTGTATCAAGTAATGTTGCTGGAGCTGTTTACTCTCATGTATTTACTCTAGCAAACAACATCCAACATCCTGCTTTGACATTATTTGCAAAAGACGGATCTGTTGATCAAAATACATTCTCAAATGGAATGATTGGTGTATTAGGAATTTCTGCTTCTATTGATGATCGTGTTAAATTTAATGCTTCTTTCATAGCTAAGGCAGGAGCTTCAAATTCTGATACTCCTTCATATGACACAGAATACGACTTCATTGGAAGAGATATTACTGTAAAGATTGCAGATACAGAAGTAGGGCTAGTTACTGCAGATGCTATTAAACTTAAAGAATTATCAATTAATTTTGATCAAGGATTAATTTCTGACCATGTTTTCGGAAGTTATAATCCTGATGATATCTATAACGCAAAGATGATGATTGAAGGTGATTTCATGTTGAATTTCGATGATACAACATTTAAAGATTTGTATCTTGCTGATACTTATAAATACATGGAAATCACTATTGAAGGTGAAGCTGATATCGGTGGAGGTAATAAACCATCAATTACAATATTATTGAACAGAACTCAAATAGTAGAATGGGAAAGAGAAGATGGAGCTGATGATTTATCAACTCAACCAATTAGTTTCAAAGCTTTTTACAATGAAACAGATGCTCAGCAAGCAAAAGTTACAGTCCAAAACTTAACATCGGAATATGATACTCCTTTAAGTATCTAGTAATTTAAATAAAATAAATTAAATTTTTTATGTCAGAAAGAGAAACAAAAATAATAAAAATATCTAATTTTGATGTTTTTATTATTACTTATTTAACATGGGGAGAAAAAGAGGAAATTCAAAATGAAGTAACAAACGGTGTAGAAGTTAGTAGTGAAGGAATGAAAGGTTATGATTCAAGTGCTTTACTAAAAGCTAAATACAAATTACTAGAAATTGGTATTGTTAAAATAAAATCTGGAGAAAAGGAGATCCCTTATTCAAAAGAATGGATGAAAAATCTAAAATGTGAAGATGGTGATTTAATATATGAAGCTCTTGATGAATTACAACAATCTAAAAAAAAATAGATAATTTATTGTCGCAATTAAGAGGTAAAAAAAATGCCGATAATATTGTTATAATGGAAATGTTAAGTGATAAATACGGATGGACACCTTCTGAAATAAGAAAACAAAGAGTTTCAGATATAAAAATGTATTTACAAATATTGAGAGAAAAAAATACTTTACAAAAATACTATTCAAAAAAATATGGCAGATAGCAGAGAACTACAATTAATATTAGAAATGAAAGATAAGACAAGTAAGGAAATGAAGAAAGTACAAAAGTCTGTTAATGAAGTCGACAAAACCATAAAGAAGGTTGATTGGAAAAAAGTAGCTGTTGGACTAACTGCAATAGCTGGAGCTGTTGTATTTACTGGTAAAAAATTTGTAGATCTAGCTTCTGCAATGGAAGAGAGCGAAAATAGATTTACAACATTGTTTGGTGAAAGTTCAAAAGAAGTAGATAAATGGTCAAAAAATTTGAGTGATGCTGTTGGTCGTAATGTAACTGATATAAAAGATGGTTTGTCTGCTTTTAAAGGAATGGCAACTGGTCTTGGACTTATAGGCGAACAAGGTGATGAAATGGCTAAAAAGCTTCAAGAAGCTAGTATTGATTTTGCATCATTTAATAATCTTTCTGATGGTGAAGCTCAACAAAGATTTATCTCTGCCATGTCTGGATCTTCCGAAGTTCTTAACAACTATGGTATTAATACAAAAGCAAGTGCAATAGAGACAGAATTATTAAATATGGGTATTAATAAAAGTACTGCTGAAGCAACAGAAGCAGAAAAAGCAATGGCAAGATATAATATTATCATGAAAACAATGGGAGAACAGGGTGCTGTAGGAGATGCCGTAAAAACAGCTGGGAGTTATGCTAACCAAGCAAAAAGATTACAATCAAACTTAAAGACTTTAGGAGAACAAATTGGATCTGTTTTAATACCAATTGTTAATAAATTAGTTATCGCTATTAATACAGTTATGAATATTTTTAAAAGTTTTGATATGACAGCCATGAGAAACAACGAAACTTTGCAAACAGTAATAACTCTTTTTAAGGATTTAGCTAATACTTTCGTAGAAGAAGTTAGACCAGAGCTTGAAGCATTATGGGAAGAATTAAAACCATTAATGCCATTTTTTACATTATTAGCTAAGATTTTAGCAACAGCATTACTTGGTGCGTTGATAGTTGTTACTAAAGCATTACAAACAGGTTTAATAGTGGTTATAAAGATTTTAACTACTAGCTTAGCAATAGCAAATAAGACGGTAGAAATATTTAAATCAATTTGGGATGGAGTTACTAATACAATTAAGTCAGTTGTCGAGTGGATTCAAAAATTAATAGATAAAATTAAGTCATTAAATATTGTTAGCTCTGCTAGTAATGCTATAAAAGGTGCATTTACTGCTGTTTCAAATACATTTGGAGGTGCTAGAGCAAATGGAGGAAGGGTAACCACTGGGTCATCTTTTCTTGTTGGAGAAAAAGGTCCAGAAATGTTTACTCCAAATGAAAATGGGAAAATTATACCAAATAATAAACTCGGAGCTGGAGGAGTTACAATAACAAACATTATAAATGGAGACGTATCAGGAAGAGAATTAATAGAAAAAGTAAGCGAGGGAATAATGAATAACCTAAGAACAGAACAAAGATTAGCAATTCAATAATATGTCAATATCAATTACGATAGATAGTACTGATAGATCTAACCTTATAAAGTGGGACAGTTTATCAGTAGAGCAGAACATTACAAATTTAGTTGACAAAGCTTTATTTTCCTATAGGAAATATGGAAGTAGATCTTATGTGCCACAGGTCGGACAAGAAGTAATTATTTATGACGGATCTAGTAAAATATTCGCAGGAACTATACAAAACATTAATGAATACGTTGAATCTGGAGGCGGTGGAGTAGTTTACGATATAGAATGTGTTGATTGGACTTATGAATTTGACAGTGAAATGGTAGCAGAGAGTTATGAAAATATGACTATTAAAGAAATAATTGAGGATATTGTTGATAATTATGCTCCGTCATTTACCTATAATAACGTATCAAGTGATTTTCTTATAGAAAAAATAGTATTTAATCAAGTTTATCCTAGTCGTTGCTTAAAGAGATTAGCTGATATTTTAGGTAACTATGACTATTATATTGACGAAGATAAAGATATTCATTTCTTTTTTAAGGAAGATAACACAGCTCCATACAATTTACAGGATGATTCAGGTAATTATGTTTATAAGAGTTTATCAAGGAAGATTGACGGATCGCAAATAGCTAATTTTGTTAAGGTTAGAGGAGGAGAAGCTGATGGAGATACTTTTACAGATGTGATTACAGTAAAAGGTAATGATACAAAATCATTTAATTTGCCTAAGAAGTTTAATAATTTAACTATTGAGCTTGATACTGGTGGAGGATATGTAAATCAAACTATTGGTATCGAAGGTGAAGATTCTTTCTCAACAGTTGATATTTTATATAGCTACGATGATAAAACATTTAGGTTTAATTCTGCTCTAGCTGATAATGATAAAATAAGATTTTCAGGAAATCCTAGAATTAAAATTATTGCTGTAGCTGGTGATAGTGCTTCAATAGCAGAATTTGGAAAAAAGCATAAATTAATCAGGGATAATACTATAGAAGATAAAGATACTGCAAGGAGAAGAGCAATTGGTGAACTTAATGTTTATGCAAACGAGATAGAAAATTCAAAATTTAAAACATATACGTCAGGATTGAGAGCTGGTATGAATATAAAACTTACTAGCACTATAAGAAACGCCGATACAGATTTGATTATTAAAAAATTAAAGGCTAGACCTCGTGATATAAATAGTTTTGTCTACGAAGTTGAATTAGTAAGTACTAGAAAATATGAATTAACTGAATTATTAAAGAGTTTACTCGAGCCTGATCCTTTACAGGCAGAAGACAATGAAGTAGCAGAAAGAATTGAACTTGATGCTCAAACAGTAACAATAGAAGAATTGATTGAAGTAATTAATGCTCAAGAGATTGATGAAGATGTTAAAATAATAGAAGATATAACAAAAGATCCTTTGGGGGCAGGAGTAGAGCCTGAATGGGTATTAGCTGAATACATTCCAAGTCCTTATCCAACAGATCCCAAAAGGGTCGGACTATTAGATAATTCATTAAAACTTTATTAATATAATATGATAGACAATAAAAAAATAAAAATAAAGGGTGAAATTAGAAGTTTCAGTTTACCAGGATTTATCGATCATGATTTTAAATTTGCAGGAAAAAAGATAACTACTTGGATAAGTCAAGCTATACAGACAAAAAATTGGAACATTATTAAAATATTGAAAGATAATGGATTAATTTTACATGAAACATATAAAGAAAACATTATTGTTACTGTAGGGAGAGCAGTTATGGCAGAGAGATTATCCGGTGGAACTACCTATTCAGGAGAAATAAACTATGGTTCTGTTGGTATAGGTGCAAGTCCAACTCCAACAAATGGCGATACTCAATTAATTAACGAACAATTTAGAAAATTAGTTGAATCACAATCATTTTCAGACAATATTTCTTATATTGATTTCTTCTTTGAAAAAGCTGATTTCGATACTGATGTAATAGGAATAATAACTGAATTTGGAAACTTTATCGATGGGTCTGCTTCTGCTGATTCAGGTCAAATGTGGAGTTATATTGCAACAGGAGGTTGGACAAAAGATTCTAATACAAGTTTATTCGTTTCATGTCAATATACATTTTCATAATAATATTAATTAAGATATGGCAAAATCAAAAGAAAATTACTCTGGTGGAGATAAGCTTTTAGCCTCAGATAAAAATCAAGATGCTAAAAATGCAAACGATGCAGGTGGTTATAACGATGCTTTATTGGCCGGTGAAAATTTAACAGGAGCAAGCACTCCTCAACCAATTACAATAATAAATGCAGATGATTTAAAAGTTGTTAAAGATCAAAGTCAAGAAGTAGGTGCAAATCAAAGTAATGTTTTTGGTGTTAATTTTGTAGCACAAAGTTTTACTTTAGGAATAAATAGTGTAGTTGATAAAATAACTTTAAAACTAGAAAAACAAGGTAGTCCTTCTGGTAATCTTAGTCTTGATATTTATGCTGTTGATGGATCAGGAAAACCAACAGGTTCATCACTTGGAACGGCAACAATAGAAGCAGATGCTATAAATTCAGGATCTCAATTATTATATACTTTAGAATTTCCAACAGTAATATCATTATCTCCTTCTACTCAATACGCAATAGTATTAAGTTTGCCAACAGGTGATGGTAGTAATCTTATATATTGGTCATACACAAATACAACCGCATATTCAGGTGGTGGGAAGATTACAAGTTCAGATAGTGGTTCAAACTGGGGTTCTGTTAGTGGGAGTGATGATCAGTATTTTGAAGTTTGGGCTTATGAAGATTTAACAAATTCAAGAGTTTATAATTCAGAAGCAGATAATATTAATAGATTACAAGTTGATGGTTTTATTCTTAATTCACCAAATGCTGGAGATGCTTCTGAAATACAAACAAATTCAGGTATTATAAGAGGATTTAGTGGTTTGACAATTGGTGCTAAATATTATCTTCAAGATGATGGAACAATCGGCATAAGTAAAGGAACTTATACTGTACCAGTAGGAACAGCTATTAGTTCAACTGAATTATTATTTACTAGACCAGATTATAGTTTATATTCATTCTCGAAGAGCGAAAATCAACAAATAAACGATTCCCAAGAAGAAAACACAGCATCAGTCAGTATGGTTAAAATAAAAGAGATAGAAGTTAATTTTGATGGTATTATAAGAACTCAATTTGATGGTAAAGATATTGCTGATGTAAGTGATGGACGTGCAAGAATATACTTAAATGGAGTAGCAGATGGAAACGAAATTATATTAATAGCTAATTATAGTACATATGTTCATGACGTAAATGTTAGCAAAGGAGATTTAGTTCAATTATACGCAAGGCAAATTTCAGGTACAGCTTCATCTTTATATGTAAAAAACTTCAAATTACTATACGATCAATTACCAAAAGAATATTCAGAAATACAATCAGTTTAAAAATTAATTATATAAATTTATGTCAAGATTTTATTCTCAAAAAATAACGGTTACAGATTCTAATCAGGAAATAACTCTGCAACCTTATCAATCATTTAATTTTTTGAATACTGGAGGGAAAAATTGTCAATTCAATTTCGATGCAGAAGTTGACAATAATAGTCCAACATTATTGCAATATAATAGTTACAACTACAAAGCCGGATCAGGTTTTAATAAATTAAATTTAAAATGTGCAACTGGTGAAAGTACAACTGTAGAATTAACAATGGTAAAACAATTTAAATAAAAGCTTATGAAAAAAATAAAATTATTTTTCTTTAGTTTACTTTGTTTAATATTAATTGCTAACCCTGTTTTTGCTAATAGTGGTGCGATTAATTTATGGAAAGTAGACGATCCAAATCTTTCACCTATAAACGATGATTGGGTTTTATCGGTTGGAAGTGCAGAGTTTACAAATTTATCAATTGATTCTTTGGCTATTGATGGTTTAAGTATTGAAAATGGAGAAATAGAATCAGGAGTTGTCAAATCTTCTAGTGGAGGTGAAGGATCTGATTTAATGACAGACGGAGATATGGAAATTTGGACAGATCCAAATACTCTAACTAATTGGACTACGACTGTCTTAGGTGGTAGTCCTCCAACCTTAGATCAAGAATCAACAATAGTAAATACTGGTTCTTATGCCTCTAAATTTACAATTAATCAAACAGATACAGGTTTGGGCTTAGAAGCTACCGCAGTGGCACTTGAAGCTGATAAAGGTTATAAATATAGTTTATATGCTAGAAAAACAGGTGGTATTGATGCAAGAATTGAATTGTTATTAATGAATGCAACATTTCTTTCTGCTACTCAAGCTTATAATCATTATACTAATAGTTGGGACACATTATCTATTCCTGACGATATAACCCAAGCTCATTTGTATAGATTAGATGAATTAACTACATCTTATACTCAATATCAAACAAGTACTTTACCACGTCCTGATAGTGGAAGTATTACACCTTTTATTTTCGG